GGAACATTAACTGCTAGAGACAGCCTAAATGTGGCTAGTTTTACTGACAATAGCACGGGCAATTACAACGTAAACTTTAGTTCAAACTATGGAAACAATGACTACGCTTTGACAAGCACATCTCGTGCTAATGACACCTTCGCATCTACATTTCACGGCGACAATCAGACCTCATTTGCAAGAGTTTTTAATATTCAGCACAGCGATAGAGCAAACGCTGACGCTGACACGGTTATGATTGTAACGCACGGAGACCTCGCATAATGGCTAGTGAACTTAGAGTAAACACACTAAAAGACGCCAGCGGGAACAACAGCGTGGCTACATCGGTTGTGTTCAACGGCACGGCGAAGGCGTGGATTCATTACTTAGGCAATGCAAGTAGTGATTTAATAAAGGACTCGTACAATTTTTCAAGCATCAGCGATTTAGGCGCAGGAAGGCACACCGTTAATTATAGCAGTTCTTTTAGTAACGCCTTTTATGCTTGTGCTGGCTGCTCCTCCACGCAAAGACAAGTTCACACGGATACGAACACTCATGCTACAGGTTCAGTTAACTTTGAAACTGATAACGAAAGTGGCAGTTTTACTGATGGAGTTCAGTGTCAGTATATGATTATGGGAGACCTCGCATGAGTAAGGCAGCAGAACTCGCCGAATTTGGCGGCGGTATATCCAACGGTCCTAACGCTGTTGAGGGGCTAGCAAAGTCGTGGTCAAATTTCAACGGGACTAGCACTCCTGCTTTGAGAGACAGTTTCAATCTTAGTTCTATATCTGATGATGCTGCGGGTAAGTATACCTTGTCCTACACAAGTGCGATGGGTAACACAAATTATTCAATAGGAGGTATGGGCAGTAGAGATGTGGGAGAAAGCACTTCTAAACTAATAATTTATGATGCTGATGACACTTTTACAGCTTCTGCCACGCAGCTAAGATTTATTTCAAGGTCTGATGACTCATCTACAGACAATACGCATGGTTTTACACAAACGCACGGAGACCTCGCATGAGCAAGGCCACCGCTGCATCTGTCAAAGCTGAACTCGACACCCATGAGGCGGTGTGCGCTGAGCGCTGGAAAGAAACCATTCTGCGCATCAAGCGTATTGAGCATATTATGATTGGCACTGCTGGCACGACGATTGTTTTGTTGTTAGGAATTATTATTAATGGATGATCCATGTCTTTCTTTTGTTTGTTTTTGTTGGGCTAGGTGAGGATAAGCGGCTCGTTAGTAACGATATGTATTTTCGCAGTGTTGATGACTGCGTGTACTTTGCACAGAGACTGCACAAACAGGGACAGAACATCACCGCTTACTGTCTGCCAAAAGTGGTAGACGAGAACACAAAGGTGTACTGATGGACCCCGCAAGCGCAATGGCGCTGGCCTCTGCCAGCTTCGCCACCATCAAAAAAGGCTTTGCCATAGGTCGCGACGTTGAATCCATGATGTCCGATATCGGAAGGTGGATGGGTGCGCTAAGCGATTTAGACCAAGCAGAACGCGAAGCTAAAAATCCACCCATATTTCGCAAACTTTTTGCTGGCAAATCTGTCGAGCAAGAAGCTATGGAAGTGTTCGCCGCCAAACGAAAGGCGCAAGCCCAAAGAGATGAATTAAAACAATGGGTTAGCCTTACTCTTGGGCAGTCCGCTTGGAATGATTTGATCAAGACTGAAGCAGCCATCCGCAAACAACGCCAAGAGACTTTGTACAAGCAGCGAGAGAAGCGTCGAAAGTTTGTAGAGATTGTGGCGTGGATTGTTTTAATCAGCGTTGGCGCTGCTGTTTTAACTTCATTCGTTTTGCTTCTTAAAGCTCATTCAGCGTCTGCCGAGCAAATGACGACTTGCCGGAAGATTAAATGTGAGCGCATGGACAAACAAATAGTGTGCGTCTTCAAAGGCCAGAACAACACTATCGAAAGCATGTTCTTCAATCCCTACGAATTTATTCCCTCTGAATATCAATGTAAGTATGATCCTAGTAAGCGAAAGGAGATTACTGTTCAGGAAACTCTGGAGGCCATACGAGAAAGTCAAAAATAGAGGTGGTGGTTCAAAGTGAAGAAATACATAGAGCGATGGATCATGGAGGATTTAACTCCTGTTGATCCAGATGTGGGATTTGCTCTTTGTCCTTATGCCAAAAAAGCGTGGACGGACGACAGGGTAAAAGTCGTAGTTTGTGATGGTGATTTATGGGATCGCGTTGCTGATGAATGTGTCAATTTTGACTCAAAGAACGCCATTACGGTTTGTATAGAGGAGGGGCCAGATAGAGGATATGATGAGCTAGAAGCAGCCTGCATGGCAATGAATAGCTACTTCTCAGCTACTAAACAGGATTTGTGGGTTCTTGTCTTTGAAGGAGAGGTGGCGATAATTTTCATTCAAAGATTGTCTGAATTGGACGATGCTAGTCAAAAGCTAGAAAAAGTGGGATACTATGAGAATTATGAGCCTGAAGACTACATCAAGCTTATTCTAACCCGGCGAGAAAAGAGGATGCAAAATGGTCAAAAAAGCTAAAAAGATGATGGGTGGCGGGGCCGCTAAAAAGGCAGCGCGTCGTATGCGCGGTGGCGGAGCCGCTAAAGCTCCTCGTCGTATGCGCGGTGGCGGAGAAGCTATGGTTTCACCTCGTAAAAAGATTGCAATGGGCATGAAAAAAGGTGGCGCAGCTAAAAAGATGATGCGTGGCGGCAAGGTTAAGAAGTAATGACAACTTCTGGTTCAACGAACTTTGAGCTTGATGTAAGCGATTACATCGAAGAGGCGTTCGAGCGATGTGGCTTGGAGGTGCGTACAGGTTATGACCTGAAAACAGCGAAAAGATCGTTGAACCTTTTGTTTGCTGATTGGGCTAATCGTGGTCTTAATCAGTGGACTATTGCGCAGCGCACACAAACTGTAACAGCCTCTGACAATGATTATGATCTTGGCGCAGATGTGATAGACGTTTTGTCTATGGTTGTTCGTCGCAGCACTACTGACTTTTCTATGACAAGAATTAGTCGTGATCAGTATCTTAGCATACCTAATAAAGATACTACTGGCAGGCCAACACAATTTTTTATTGATAGGCAAGTCACACCAAAAATAAAAATATGGCCTACCCCTGAAAATTCTACTGATGTTCTGCACTTTGATTGTCTAACTCGCATCGAAGACGCGGATACGTTTACAAATACTGTCGAAGTGCCATTTAGATTTTATCCATGTTTGGCTGCCGGTCTTGCTTATTACATAGCAATCAAAAAAGCTCCTGACAGAATACAGCTTTTGAAGGCTATTTATGATGAAGAGTTTGATCGCGCTCAAGCAGAGGACAGGGATAGAGCTTCTTTCAATGTTACTCCTAGTCTTCAGTATTATAGGGTAGGCTAATGCCAAGGTTTGCTACAGGCAAAGATGCCTATGGCATTTCTGATAGGTCTGGATTTCGCTATCGTCTTCGAGAGATGAGAAAAGAGTGGAATGGATCTTTAGTCGGCCCAGATGAATATGAGCCTAAACATCCGCAGTTAGAGCCTCCGAAAGTATTTCCAGATCCTGAAGCACTCAGAGACCCTCGCCCAGATACGAATAATTTAATACCCGCAGATGTTGAGTTTCCCGCTTTTGATTTGCAGTCTGTGCAATTTATCCCCCTACCATTCGCAAAAGTAGAATTGGGTAACATTTCTCTCTCCGGGGCAGTTCCAGTTCAGCCAATCAACGTAACACCTACAGGTGTATCAGCCACGGTTTCATTGGGTACACTGACGGTTCAAGGTAGCGTAGCAGTCACATTGACCGGAGTTTCAGCGACGGTATCTGTGACGGCTCCTACGGTGAATGTAGGAGTTACCACCTATGCGGTTACGGTGGCTTCGTATTATGGAGCGAACAAATATTATATCGACGGTGTTCGCCAAGCTACGTTGAACTTGAGCGAGGGAAGCACATACCGGTTTGATCAGTCTGATAACACTAATTCTGGGCATCCTTTAAGGTTCTCCACTACTTCTAATGGCACACATGCAGGAGGCAGTGAGTACACAACAGGCGTGACAACCAACGGTGTGCCGGGTAACGCTGGAGCCTACACACAAATCACAGTAGCGGTAGGCGCGCCAACTCTATACTATTATTGCACCCAACATAGCGGAATGGGCGGCACCGCAAATACGCCGTAGGAGTGAAAAATGGCTATCACGACAGCAGTTTGCACAAGTTTCAAGAAAGAGCTTCTTGAGGGTGTTCATAACTTCGCGGGAGGAGGAGACACCTTTAAGGTTGCATTGTACACTAGCAGCGCAAGCCTTGGCGCATCCACCACGGCGTATACAACCAGTAATGAGGTAAGCGGCACTGGTTATAGTGCGGGTGGAGCCACTTTGACAGCAGTGGCCCCAACAACAAGTGGAACCACAGCCTTCGTAGATTTTAATGATGTAACATTCTCAAGCTCGACTATCACAGCACGAGGTTGCTTGATCTACAACAGCAGTGATTCAAACAAAGCTGTTGCAGTATTCGACTTTGGATCGGACCAAGCGTCCAGTAGTTCTAACTTCACGATTACTTTTCCGACGGCAGATTCAAGTAACGCGATTGTAAGGATTGCTTAATGGCTTTTACCTACGCGCAGTTGAAAACAGCGATTCAAGACTACACGGAGAACACTGAAACGTCCTTCGTGACGAATCTGCCTGTGTTCATTCGTGCAGCCGAAGATCGCATCTTCAAGCTGGTGGACCTTGAGCTTTTTCGCAAAAATGCGACCAGCGCTCTTACTCAGAACGACCCATATCTATCTGTTCCTTCGGACTATCTTGCATCTTTTTCTCTGTCCATCACAAATAGCAGTTCAAAAGAATTCCTATCGCAGAAGGATGTAAACTTCTTGCAAGAGTATCATCCGAATGCCTCATCTACTGGCACTCCGAAATATTACGCTTTTTTCGATGTGAGCAACTTTATCGTAGCTCCAACTCCTGACAGCAATTACACCTGTGAGCTTCATTATTACTACCGTCCGGCGTCTTTGACTGCGGGGGCGGACGGTGGAACCACATGGCTTAGTGACAACGCTCCCAACGCCTTGCTTTACGGTTCGCTGTATGAAGCGTATATTTATATGAAGGGTGAACAGGACATGCTTCAGATGTACGAGAAGCAGTTCACCGAAGCCTTGTCTCGGATCAAAGATCTGGCAGAAGCTAGGGAAAACAGTGATGCGTATCGCAGAGGTCTGCCGGATCGGCCTCGGACATAAGGAGT